TAACTATTTTGCTAAACCGGACACGGGAAGAGATGGCAAAAGAGTATGTGACAAAAGCAGAAGTCCATGCCGATATCAACAGAGTGTTGGATCGGTTGGACAGGTTGGAAGCAAAGATTGATCGACTAGTGGAGAATACCCATGCCATCGTCTAGCAAAAAACAGCACAATTTCATGGAAGCGATTGCTCACTCAGCGTCGTTCGCCAAGAAAGTAGGAGTCCCTCGCAGTGTGGGGCAGGAGTTCAGTAAAGCGGACAAAGGCCGCACATTTAAACAAGGTGGTAATATGAAATCAGAGAAAATGCATGAGTTAAATCAGGCAAAAGAACTTCGCCGCATTGCAGGTGAAGAAGAGCACGAAGCCAAAGCTATGAAGCGTGGCGGTCACACAAAGAAAATGGCTATGGGTGGTATGAGCCCCAAAGCCGCAGCTTTGTTGGGCGCTATGGCAGCACGTCGTAAAGCAGCTCCTGCTCCTATGGCAGCTCCTGTTGCTCCTGGCATGGCTATGAAACATGGCGGCAAAGCTCACCACGAAGAGCACGCACATCACATGAAGATGGCTCACCATCACCTCAAGATGGCTATGAAAGCCGGTGGCAAGACTATGGAGAAGGGCGAACCCCATTCCAAAGATATGGGCGAGAAAGTTCTTAAGCACGGCGGTAAAGCTACTAAGCACCACTATGCTAAGGGCGGTGACGTTCGCATGGAGCCATCTAAGATGGAGAAGAGCGGTGATTTGAGAAAAGGTAACCTCAAGCACGGCGAACACAAGATCCAAGAGCGTGGTCACACAAGAGCCTTGCAAGAAAAGATGAAGGGCAATACTATTGGTGACGGTCCTATCATCAATGCCAAGAAGCATGGTGGCAGAATCCACCACAAGAAATAAGGAGTAAACCATGAAACATCATGAACATATTCATCCTGCAGGTCACGAGCATCCCCATGAGCACAAACACCATGTGCATCACATGAAGGAGCACGAGGCTGGTGGTCACGTTCACCACCATCATCACTATAAAGAACATGCTGCTGGTCACACTTTGCACCACGAAGCCGTGGAGCATTTGCACAAGCACCAGAAGCATATGTCTCATGGTGGCAAAGCATGCTAGCCAGTCGTGGGATGGGTGATATTAACCCATCCAAAATGCCTGGTAAGAAGACGATACATCGTAAGGATCATCCCCAAGATGTATCGCTCTACAAGCGTGGTGGCGAGGTTTGGGATACTCCAAACCCAGCCAAGAAACACAAAAAGCTTAGTGCTTCTAAAAAGGCTAAAGCTAAAGCATCAGCAAAGAAGGCGGGAAGACCCTATCCTAATTTGATTGATAATATGCGTGCAGCTTCTTGATTATCATCTGTCCACGACTGCAGATAGAAAATGACTAATTTAACTACTGGTACAACGTCCTTTGACCTAGACTTCACCGAATTGGCGGAAGAGGCGTGGGAGCGTGCCGGTCGTGAAATGCGCACAGGCTATGACCTGCGCACTGCTCGTCGTTCAATGAACCTGATGACCATCGAGTGGCAGAATCGTGGCATCAATATGTGGACCATAGAGCAGGGATCATTCACGATGGTTCCTGGTTTGAACACATATCCATTGCCAATGGACACGATTGATTTGCTGGATCATGTGATTCGTACAAATGCTAACCAAACCAGTAATCAGGCTGACCTGACCATTACTCGTATTAGTGTTTCTACCTATGCCACTATTCCAAATAAGCTAACTCAAGCAAGGCCGATCCAAGTATGGGTACAGAGACTTTCGGGTGAGACAAACCCTTTGTATGATCAGACCGGTACGGCAGTCACGCTATCTTCTAGCATAGGTGCTACCGATACTTCCATCACAATTTCATCAGCCGTTAACTTAGCTGCTCAAGGTTATGTAACGATTGATAGCGAAACCATTTATTACCAGTACATTTCTGGTAATGTTTTATCCAACTGCAGTCGTGGACAGAACAACACCACTGCAGCCAGCCATGCAGCAACTGCGGCTATCTATGTGGCTCAATTGCCAGCTGTAACAGTGTGGCCAACACCAGATTCATCTACCACCTATACATTCGTTTATTGGCGCCTCAGACGTGTCCAAGACGCTGGTTCAGGGGTAAGTACCCAAGACATGAATTTCCGCTTCCTGCCGGCTGTTGCAGCAGGTTTGGCGTACCATATTGCCATGAAGGTTCCTGAGTTGATGCCCAGGATCCAAATGTTGAAACAGTATTACGATGAGCAATTTGATATTGCGGCTGGTGAAGACCGTGAGAAAGCTGCTATCAGATTTGTTCCACGTCAGCAATTCATTGGGTCAGGTAGTCCGTAATGGGTAATAGGTTTGCTTCTGGAAAATATTCGATTGCCCAGTGTGATCGATGTGGCTTCAGGTACAAGCTAAAAGAGTTGAAGTTTGAGGTCATAAAGACTAAACTATATCAACTGAAAGTTTGTCCTGAGTGCTGGGATCCAGATCAGCCGCAGCTTCAATTGGGTATGTATCCAGTTGATGATCCGCAGGCGGTTAGGCAACCAAGGCCAGATACGACTTATGACACTTCTGGTTTGGATGCGTTGGGTTATCAGGCTGGTGGATCAAGAGATATCCAGTGGGGATGGAATCCAGTTGGTGGTACATCGAACAGTGATGTTGGATTAACTCCCAATTATTTGGTAGCGACAACACAAGTTGGAACGGTAACTATTACAGGGAGTTAAGAATGGACAAGAAACAAGTTAAAAAAATTGCTGATGTTGAAGCTAAAAAAGAAGTTAAACATCACGAAAAGAAAATGCACCACACAAAACATTTTGCCAAAGGTGGAAAGACCAATGAGCAGATGAAAGAGTATGGACGCAATTTGGCTAAAGTGGCCAACCAAACTGGTTCATCAAGGGGTAGATAATGGCTAAAGAAATACCTGCAACGAAAAAGAATAGCCCAGCTATTCATACTGGCGCCAACAGAAACAATCTTCCTGCTGAGGATTATGAGATTCCTCATACCATGAGCGGTAAGAAAGTAGACATCAGAGATGATGTTGGTCTTGAATTAAAAATGCCTACTCGTAAGAACTGGACACCTTTGAATGGTGGTGTTTCTATTGGTAATAATGATGAAGTAAAGACATCAGGCATCGAAATTCGTGGAGCTGGAGCAGCTACTAAAGGCCGTATTTCTAGAGGTCCAATGGCTTAATATGTATTACTCAGACTTAGTTACCTCAGTTCAGGACACCATCGAGAATACGTTCCCGACGATTGACATGAACCGCATGATTGAGCAGGTGGAGCAACGCATCTATAACACGGTGCAGTTGCCAAGCTTGCGTAAGAATGTCACTGGTAATTTAACAACGGGTAATCAATATTTATCTGCTCCTACTGATTTCTTATCGGTATATTCTTTAGCTGTTTATCCTGCAACTGGATATCCTGCTACGCCTGGAGCTACCAATTCCTACTTGTATTTGTTGAATAAAGATGTGAACTTTATTCGTGAAGCGTATCCAAATACCAACGTTACAGGACAGCCTAAGCACTATGCTATTTTTGGACCACAGTCCAACAACCAAGCTGCTCTGACATTCATTATTGGGCCAACACCCAATATGGGATACAACGTTGAGTTGCATTATTACTACTATCCTGATTCAATCATTCAGGCGGCAATAAGTACTTTATCCATTTATAACGCTGGAACGGGGTACACAAATGGTACTTACTACAATGTTAGTCTTACTGGCGGTACTGGCAATAGTGCTACTGCCACTATTGTTGTTTCAGGTGGAGTTGTCACATCGGTAACTCTGGTTGGTAAAGGTTGTTATTACGTGGTTGGTGATTTGCTTACTGCCACGATTGGCAGTACGGGTACGAACTTTCAACTGCAAGTAACTGCTATAACCAATCCCAATGGTGAGACATGGGTTGGTGATAACTTTGATTCAGCTTTATTGAATGGCGTGCTTGTTGAAGCAGCTAGATATATCAAAGCTGAGGCAGATACTGTTAACTTCTACAAAGATATGTACACCAGCTCTATTGCTCTTCTCAAGAACTTGGGAGATGGCAAGATGCGTATGGATGCTTATCGTGATGGCCAGGTTAGGATACCAGTCTCATGAGCATAGTTCAAACGCAAACCACTTCATTCAAAGCCGAACTCTATCAAGGGGTGCACAACCTTTTGACGGATACTTTGTACATGGCTCTGTATACAGGTAATGCCAACATCAATGGTTCAACGACTGTATATACAACAAACAATGAGATTACTGGAACCAACTATACCGCTGGAGGAATCCAGGTAACAGGGGCTACAGTTAATACTTATGGGTACACTGCATATGTTAATTTTAACAATGTCGTTTGGCCTAATTCATTGATTACTGCTAGATGCGCTTTGCTTTATAACGTAAGCAAAGGCAACAAATCGATATGTGTAATTGACTTTGGATCAGACAAGACAATGTTAAATTTCACTATTACAATGCCTGCTAATACAGCAACATCAGCATTAATCAGGAGTTCAAATTGATCATTACAACGACCAAAGGTGAAATGGATGATTCTCTTCTTGTAAAGAAAGAGGGCTCTGTTGACAATGAAAATGAGTACACAACATGGGTTGAATACTGGTTGGATGGCGAGCTCG